ATTGAAGATATTGTTAATGAAGCCATTGTAAGCGATACCAATGATACTCCAGTACAGGTAGAACTTTCAAATTTAAATGCAAGTGATGGCATAAAACAAAAAATTAGAGAAGAGTTTAAGCAGATCCTAGAACTCTTAGATTTTGATAAAAAATGTCATGAAATTTATCGTAATTGGTATATTGATGGTAGATTGTATTATCATAAAGTAATAGATTTTAAAAATCCTCAAGCTGGAATTCAAGAGCTAAGATACATTGATTCCATGAAAATGAGGTACGTTCGCCAAGAGCTACCACTTGACAAGGAGAAAAATCAATATAGACTGGCTAATATCAATAATGATGATCCAATGCGTTATGAGTTTCCTAAGATTGAAGAGTATTATGTGTATAATCCTCGTATGACTTATCCCACTACCAACCCCTCTTCATTAGGCGGAACTGGTGGCATTAAGTTTGCAAAAGATTCTATCACTTATTGCACCTCAGGTCTTGTAGATAGAAACAAAGGTTCAACATTGTCTTATTTGCATAAAGCCATTAAGTCCCTTAATCAACTAAGAATGATTGAGGATTCTTTGGTAATATATAGACTCAGTAGGGCGCCCGAGCGTAGAATCTTCTATATTGATGTGGGTAATCTACCTAAAGTTAAAGCTGAACAGTACCTTCGTGATGTTATGATGCGCTATCGAAATAAAATGGTTTATGATGCTTGTCTTGCAATGGACACTAAAGTTCCTCTTCTAGATGGCAGAACATTAACCCTAAGTCAAATTACAGATGAGTTTAATAAAGGTGAACGTCTATGGGCTTATTCCTGTGATCCCACCACTGGAAAGTTCGCCCCAGGTCTTATTAGCTGGGCAGGCGTTACTAGAAAGAATGAAAAAGTAATTCGTATTACTTTAGACAATGATGAATCTATTGTGTGTACTTATGACCATAAGTTTCCAGTATGGAACAAAGGTAAAGTAGAAGCAAAAGATCTTCAGATTGGCGATTCTATGATTCCTTTTTATAGTGAATATAAAAAAATGAGTTATAGTAATGCCACATATGAAAGAATTTTTGAAAATGAATCTAAAAAGTGGGAGTATACTCACAGGTTAGTTTCAAGATGGAAGGATTCTAATAATATTCAGAATGAATTCACATTTAAAAACGAATTTTTAAATAAGAGCAAAAAAACAGTACACCACAAGGATTTTAACAGATACAATAATACTCCAGAAAATCTTGTAAGAATGCATAATGAAGATCACTTCCATTATCATGGCAATAATGCTGGATTTAATATTTTAGAAAAAGAAAAACTTGTAGAAATTTCTAAAAAAGGAACTAAAGTTTTGAATGAAAAACTTCAAAACGATGAAGAGTTTCATTCAGAGTTTTGTCAAGCTATTAGAGATGGTTGGGGTGAAAAACAAAGGAAAGCTGCTGCAGAAAGAGGTAAGTATAGAGAACATTCTCATTTTGTTGAAATGAATCGTCTTGCCAATATTTCACGTTGGCAAGGTGAAAAATCAGCTGAACAAAAGAAAGCTCATTCTAATAAGCAAACCATTGAATATACTCAACAGATCTTTGATCTTGTAAAACAATGTGCTGAAAAGAAACTGAGTCTTAATGATACTCTTGATTTTATGAATGAGAATATTGATTTTGATTCATGGAAATCTTTAAATGCAGGCAAGACTCCTCGTAAAGGTAAAGGCACTGGAAATCCTCTAGATAAATTCAGTTATGCTAATCTTGCTAATGTATGTAAGCAGGTAGGTTTTAATTCATGGAAGGACTATCGGAATTCTTATGTTTATAAAAATCATAAAATCAAAAACATTGAATACCTAGAAGAAACCATTGATGTTGGCACACTTACTATTGATAAGGAGGAAATTTACCACAATTATCATACTTTTGCCCTAGATGTAGGTATTTATACCTGTAATAGCTCGGGAGAAATTCGTGACGACAAAAAATTCATGAGTATGCTAGAGGATTTCTGGCTTCCTCGTAGAGAAGGTGGTCGTGGAACAGAAATTTCTACTCTACCCGGAGGTCAAAACCTAGGTGAAATCACAGATATTGAATATTTTAAGAAGAAACTCTTCCGTTCTCTAAACGTTCCCCTATCAAGAATGGACGGAGACGGTGGATTTAATCTAGGTCGCTCATCAGAAATTCTAAGAGACGAAGTAAAATTCAGCAAATTCGTGGGTCGTTTAAGAAAGCGATTCTCTAGAATGTTCCATGATATGCTAAGAACTCAATTGATTCTAAAAAATATTATTACTCCTGAAGATTGGGATTCAATGAGTGAACATATTCAATATGATTTCCTTTATGATAATCACTTTGCAGAACTCAAGGATGCAGAGCTTCTCAATGAACGGCTCAATATGGTTCAAGTTGCTGAGCCATATGTAGGTAAATATTTCTCCAAGGATTATGTACGAAGAAAAATTCTACGTCAAACTGATCAAGAAATTATTGAACAGGATTCAATCATCAAACAAGAGATCGAATCAGGAGAGATTCCTGATCCCAATGCACCCATTGATCCTAACACAGGACTACCGCTTGATCAAACGGCTCAAGGAGATCTTGGCCAACCAGTAACCGAACCCGAGGTAAATTCATCAGATGTTGAAGTAAGCGGCAAACCAGCCGAAATTGATACATCTGCAATGAAAATGCCAAAAGGTGGTGAAATCTGATAAATAAAACAACTACGCACACTAAACAAACATGGATGATCTAATGGATATGATTGCTGCAGGAGATTCTTCTTCTGATGTAAGTGATCAAATTAAAAACATTCTTTATGCAAAATCAGTTCAAAAAGTAGACGAGTTTCGTCCTTATGTTGCAGCTTTACTATTTGGTGAAGAAGGTGACGAAGAGTGATTCTAAGGTAAAGAATTTATAAATAATTTATAAGTGTATATCTAAAATAATGACTCATAAACCAGTGGGATTGGGCTCGTCCTTTGCTTTTTCGTCAGGAGTCGCATCTACATCACTACCCTTTTCAGTTCAATCTAATGTACTGAGAGTAGTAGCATCTGGATCTTCTGCTCATGTTGCAATCGGCACCAATCCTTCAGCATCTACTACTGATTATTTTGTATCCTCAGGTGATTCAGTAACTCTTGCACTTACTAAAGCGTCTCATAGAGTTGTTGGGATTACCACAGGCACTACAACGATTATTGATGTGCCAGAAGGAACTCAAGTTCCTTTTGGTGTTGGTGATTATGTATCTCTGACTACAAGTGGTCAATCTTATTATGACTTCACTCATGTTCCTGTAATTTCAGTTAATACCACTTCTAATGTTGGTGGTTATTATCAAACTAGAATGGCAGTCAATTATAATTCTTCTGGTATTAAGACTGCATTTAATGCATCTTATGCTGATATAAGACTATCACAAAAAGTATCGGCTTATGGTGTTGGTGGATCAGGAACTCTCTATTTCCAACAAGTACAAATCACAGGACAAGCATAATGAAACTTATCACAGAAGAAATTCAAAATGTAGAGGTCATTGAAGAAAATGTAAATGGTGAAAAGTCTTATAAAATTAGAGGCACATTTCTTCAAGCTGAATGTGTGAATCGTAACAATCGTTACTATCCAGCTTCAATCATGGAGAAAGCGGTGCAGTCTTATAATGATAAGTACCTAAAGGGTGGTCGTGCTCTCGGTGAACTCAATCATCCTGTCAATAGTTCTCCTGGAATTAATCTTGAGAGAGTTTCTCATATGATTACTTCTCTAGAACGAAAAGGAAATTCTTGGTTTGGAGAAGCTAAACTTCTTAAAACACCTATGGGTAAAATTGCTAGTTCACTTGTTGAATCTGGTGTTACTCTAGGTGTTTCTTCTCGTGGTTTAGGTTCTCTTAGACCTTCCTCTAAAGGTTACAATGAAGTTGGTCCTGATTTTATGTTAGCTACTGCTGCTGACATTGTTCATGATCCTTCAGCACCTGATGCATTTGTCGCGGCGTGCTTAGAGGGGATTGAGTGGATTTATGATGCATCAAGAAATGAATGGATTTATGAACGAGTTCGTAGAAAGGTAGATCGCCTAGTTGAATCTCGTCAATATGAGGAGAAAAAACTAGAACTGTTTAATGAGTTCCTAAATTCACTTTGAAAAAATTTAAATCATAAATAAATATAGATTAAAATACTACAGGTTAATCGGAGAGTTCAAATGTCTCGTGGTAAAAAATTACAAGAAATGGAAGTAGGCACAAAGCAATCCAGAACCGCTGTAAATGCAAATGCAGCTTCAGCGGAAGCGATGCCTCATCTTCAACATTCTACTCCCGGTCAAACCGGTGAGTGGGAAGATCTGGGTGGCCCAAGCCCAGAAAACTATAGCCCAACTGATGATTCAGCGGCTCTTAGAGTTCCTGGTAAAACCCTTAAGCAAGTTGCTGATGTGGTTACCAATCGTAAGGGCAAGCTAGCTGCTATGTCTATGGCTTCTCTTCAAGGTTCTGCTCCCGGCCAAAAGGGCATGGGTGAAGAAGTTGAAGATGAAGAGTATGATGAAGATGATGAGCTTTATGAGGCTGCTGATGAAGAAGATGATGATGAAGAGGAAAGCGGCAAAAAGCGTGGTCATCGTAAATCCAAAAAAGAAGGAGATGACGATGAAGAAGATGATGGCGACAAAGAGGATGATGATGGAGAAGATGACGAAATGGATGAGTCATTTGACATTGAAGATGACGTAAATGCCCTCTTTGAAGGTGAAGAGCTTTCTGAAGATTTCCAATACAAAGCCAAAACCATTTTTGAAGCTGCTCTTCGCTCAAAGGCAGTTCAAATCCGCGAGACTCTTGAAGAGCAGTATGAGCAAGCTCTACTTGAAGAAGTGGAGCAAATCAAAGCTGATCTTCAAGAGCGTGTAGATGCATACCTTGAGTATGTTTCTGACGAATGGCTAAAAGAAAATGCTCTTGTAGTAGAGCAAGGTCTTAAGTCCGAAATTAGTGAATCATTCCTTGCCGGAATGAAGAATCTTTTTGAAGAACATTATGTGTCAATCCCTGAAGATAAATATGATGTATTTGAGAGTATGGTAGAAAAACTTGATGAAATGGAGACAAAACTCAACGAGCAAATTGATAAAAATGTTTCACTGAACAAGCGTCTCTCAGAGGCGGTTGCTGATGGAATCTTTGAACACGTTTCTAGTGGTCTTGCCGACACACAAAGAGACAAGCTCGCTTCCCTAGCCGAAGGTGTTGAGTTTGAAAGTGAGGGCAAATATCGTGAAAAACTGGAGACTCTAAGGGAATCATATTTCCCTACTCGACTGATTACTCCACCTGCTAGAACTGAAACTCTTTCTGAAAGTGTAGACACTGCTCATGAGACTCACTCAGATTCAATGTCTGCCTATCTGAAAGCCCTATCAGCATTCAGCAAATAATTGATTTTAATATCATTCAAACCAAAAAACGCACTTTAGTAAAAAGGTAAAAAGCAAATGTTTCAATCCGAACATCTGCAGGGAAAGTGGGCACCTCTTCTAGAATATGCCGGCCTTGATCCAATCAAGGATTCACATCGCAAAGCTGTAACCGCTGTCCTGCTCGAAAACCAAGAACGCTATCTTCGTGAAGAAGCTTCTTTCCAAGCTGGTTCTCTTTCCAGTCTTATGGAATCCCCCACCAACAGTGGTAATGCCGCTGGTTATGGTGGTGGTTTTGGTGGCTCCGCCGCTCCTGGTGGTCCTACCGCTGGTTTTGACCCCGTTCTGATTTCTCTAATCAGACGTTCAATGCCCAATCTAATTGCTTATGATATTGCTGGTGTTCAGCCCATGAGTGGCCCCACTGGTCTTATCTTCGCAATGCGCTCACGCTACAATAGCCAAGGTGGCCCTGAGACCTTCTACAATGAGGTTGATTCCGCCTTCTCCGGTCAAGATGCTTCAATGAATCTTCCCGGTGGTTTCACTGATGGTGTAGCTGGTATGGGTACTACCGCTCAGTACGGTACTAATCCCTCAGTTCTGAACCCCGTTGGCAGTGCTACTTCAACCGCCTATAATGTCGGTCAAGGTATGCTAACTGGTGATTCAGAGAACCTAGGTGCTACTGATCACAATTTCAATCAGATGGCTTTCTCTATTGAGAAGGTCACTGTAACTGCCAAGAGCCGCGCTCTAAAAGCAGAATACAGCCTTGAGCTTGCTCAGGACCTGAAAGCAATTCATGGTCTGAATGCTGAAGCGGAACTCGCCAATCTTCTCTCTACTGAGATTCTTGCCGAGATCAACCGCGAACTCATTCGTACCATCTATAAGGTTGCTGAACAGGGCGCTGCACAAAACGTAGCTACTCCTGGTGTATTTGACCTTGATGTTGACTCTAATGGCCGTTGGTCAGTTGAGAAATTCAAAGGTCTTCTATTCCAAATTGACAGAGACGCTAACGCAATCGCCCAGCGTACTCGTAGAGGGAAGGGTAACATCGTCATTTGTTCCGCTGACGTAGCTTCAGCTCTAACAATGGCCGGTGTACTCGATTATACTCCCGCTCTAAACGCTAATCTTACCGTTGATGATACCGGCAATACTTTCGCTGGTGTTCTTATGGGTAAGTTCCGCGTATATATTGATCCTTATGCCGCTAACCTAACCGCTAGCAACACCACTCCTGGTAACCAGTATTATGTGGTTGGCTATAAAGGTTCAAGTCCTTATGACTCTGGAATTTTCTATTGTCCTTATGTTCCACTCCAGATGGTTCGTGCCGTTGGTGAAAATACGTTCGCCCCGAAAATTGGCTTCAAGACTCGATACGGTCTAGTTGCCAATCCTTTCGCTGAAGGTCTAGAGCAAGGTCTCGGTCGTCTAATGGTTAACTCCAACCGTTACTACAGACGGACGGCTGTACGCAACTTAATGTGATCCAATCTTTGGTTGGGAAGTTCAAGGGGCCTTTCGGCCCCTTTTTTATGAGCATTTTAAAAGTAAGTAACCACAATTATATGTTTCATAATTTTTTTTATTTGGTATTTTATTTTCATAAAGTCTATCATAAGAATTATCAGTATATAAAAATTTTGGTTTGATAATTTTAATTATTCTAAACCCATAAGATGTGTATAACCGACCCTCTCCGAATCTCCTGTCTATCTTACAGTAGATTGGTTTTTTATAAGTTTCTTTCAAATAATTTAATAATTTAATAAAACCATTTTTTAATGTAATTCCATATTTTACTTGATATTCTTTTATGAATACATGATTCTTAGAATTATTAAGTTTCATTTTAGCTACAATACTATTATCAACTATAAAACTTAAAATTAAATCTTGAGCTTCATTTAGTTTTTCTACAATTTCATAATTAGTATTAGTGTCTAAAATTTGATTTAAATGTAACTTTCTCTTTATGAAATCTTTGAATCTATCATTTTCGTAAATCCATTCACTACTATAAAAATGATAAAGATTTATTCCTTTATTATTAGCAAGTAAGGTTTTACTTAAATGGTAGTCTTTGTCTTTTATTTTTGAGGATGTTGTTTCATTCTTCCTATAAAGATGACTATAAATTCCATTATATTCAAAGGCAATATTTTTTCTTGGAATAAAAATGTCTATCTCTCTTCCATTTAAAATATTTCTATTTCCTTGAATAATTTCAGTATCTTCAATACTTTGAATAAACTGAAATAAATCATTTTCTTGCTTACTATTTCTACATGTCTTTCTTTCATAAAAATTAGGATTTTTTATTGGTATATTATGAAGATTTAAATGTTTAACTACAATATTTGTTGAGCAGTTTACAATTTTAGCAATATCTCTAAGTGTTAAATTTTGTGTAATGTAGTAATCATACATTAAATCATAATTTTCTAAGATTAACAATTTATGTTCATTTATTTTTCTGCAATCGAATATTTCATGAAGTTTATGTAATTTAAGGTACTTAGCAACAGGAATAGTGGAAACTCCCAGATCTTTAGCAATAGCCTCAATTGATTTTTTCTGAGTTATTCTCTGCTCATAAAGCCATTCATAAGACTCTAGTTTTTCTTTAACGTTTTTGGGAACCGTCTTAGATTTTCTAGAGCATTCGGGTGTTGCATAATCTCTAAAACCTTGATCTGTATAGGTTAAATTAATTGCTGCTGGTTGGTTACATCCACATTTACATTTTGGAATGGTTTGTTCAGTAATATCATGTTTTATGGCGTATGCTCTTGTTCTTAATGGAATTTTTGAATAATAAGAGTCTAAAAACTGAGTTGCTTCTTCTATCTCCTTTGCCTTTGGAGAAAGAGACAATTTGATAAAACTACTTTTATCCCATGAGGATTCTATAATTTCTTTTAAATTTTTTTGTAACTCATTCATAAGACCTTAAATTGTTCAAATAATTATAACCCCAATCTATTGTATGAGATGGGAATACTTGACTCAGATTTTCTTTTACAATATCTGCAGCTTTATTAAGTCTCTCCATTCCTAGCTCTTTAACACAAGCATAAGATGATTTAAAAAACTCATTCATTGCTTCTGAATTATTCTGCTTAAATCCTTTGATATAAAGTTCTCTAATCTCCTTTAATTTTTCTTTTGTTGATTCTGAAAATTCATAAGCTACTCCTCCAATATTAAGATCCATTGTTTTCATAAGACTCATAGAATACTTCATCGCATCTCTTGTTTGTTCAATTGATAATGCTCTAGGGTCCTCCTCTCTAAAGGCATGTTGAATGCAACCATTAGAACATTCTATAATTCTAATAAGAGCAATACCATCTTTATCATGATCTGATAGTGAAGAGAAGAATTGATTCCAATCTTGAGTCATAATTTGAATATGAGTGAGTAGTAGCATCCTATCATAGTCCCATTCTTTTGTCAAGACTCTTGGCCTAAATAGTTCAAAAAAAGATGGCAACACCAATTACCAATAGGAATTTTCTTTCACCAACTGGATTTAAGTTTACTTTAAAGAGAAGTCCAAAAGTAGCATTTTTTTGCAATGAAGCAAATATTCCTGAATTAAATCTTGGTGTTGCCACTCAACCAACATACTTGAAAGATCTACCCACTCCTGGTGACAAGATTATTTTTGGTGATTTAATCATTCGTTTTATGGTGGATGAGGATCTTACCAATTACATGGAAATTCAAAATTGGATTCGTGGTCTTGGTTATCCAGAAAGATTAAGTCAATATGCTGACTTAGAAAAACAAAATTCTTATGGTGAAAAATATACTCAACAAGCATCAAATGTTTATTCTGATGGAACATTAATGGTACTGAATAGTAACTCAGTTTCAAATTTCCAAATTCAGTTTAAAGATTTATTTCCTTATACACTTTCAACATTGAATTTTGATGCAACACAAACTGACATTAATTACTTTACAGCAGACGTATCTTTCAAGTATACTGTTTATGACATCGTTGATTTGAACGGCAACCCCTTATGATTGATTTAGAAAAAATTCAAG